CGGAGTTTATCCGCTGGAAGATACCGGTGAAGTATGAAAAGCAGCGAATTGACTCCGCTGCTCTTCACCGTATATCTTGCAGCTGCGTCGGGGCGCTCTCCAGCGTTGCCCTGTTTTGCTGCATTTTTAGCTTTGGTACGTTTTTCGGGTTTATTCGCGTTTACACAGTTGTTTTTTCAGACCCGGGCAAAGTGACTTTACGATCACAATTACGATGTGGGATTGCTTTCTCCTCACCGAAAACCAGGTTTAAGCTATTTCCAAACTAGTTGTGATGGTTACTGTTAATCTAAAAGCAACCGTATATATTCAAAAACTTCCTTTCATAAAGCACCAATTCCGCCTGTATTAAAGATGTTCTCCGCCTTCTTGCAACTTGCTGGGACTTTTTCATAATCTGCAGTTTCGCCTGGTTTACGGCCGAAGTAACGAAATGATTTAGCACATCTTTGTGTGGCAAAGGAGAAGAGTGCAATAATATTTTGCATATTTCCATGTTTTTTAAAAAAGTATGCTTTGCGCATGCGACTATATTTTTTTGCACATTTCTTGTCCTTTTGTGTGTTTTTATTCCTTTGTTGCAGATACCCCAAAAGCCGTCTTTCGTTTTTCAACGAAAGACGGCTTTTTGACAGACTAATACCCGATTCTAATGAATGAGGATATTTAACAATAGATATCAGCAATAAGACCATGCAGCTAACATTCTGTTGTAAACTTCGGTTTCAGATAGACCATGATTATCGCCATATTCACTGACGGTGAATCCTTTATTAGAATTGGCTGTAGGATCAAGAATATAAAGCATATTATCACGAAAGACAACAACAATATATGTATAATAATAAGGAGCTATGTTGTTGGAAATCTTGATTATAGCAGGCGTGTTGCGAAGGCAATTCTTGATTTCGTTAATTTTTCCCTGGGAGCTGCCACATAATGTTACATATGAGCCATCATCGTTCAGTCCATAATATGGTTCGCATTTATTCCAGAAATTATTTTCCGCTACTGCCATTATGTCACTTTGGGTTGTATTGATTTTTTTATACTTGCAAATCATGTGAAAAACAGCGGCTGCATCACATGAATCTCTTTCTCTTTTCGCATAAAAAAAATATGTATTGGATGCATTATATTTTGCAAGACCTTCACTATATAGTTTGTTAATGTCTGTGTTGTTTGCAAGTTCATCAAGCTTTTCTGCACAATCATATATTTCTCTTCTGTGAAACAAGAATGATTTTGAGTCATTGCGAATAATATCAGCTATTTCATGTGCAGAATCAATGTATGCTTGTAAGTTTATAATTTGCTCAGGGGATAATGATATTCTTTTACAGCCCTGAACATATACCTGTTTTCCACATTTCATTATTCCTTTCAAAACCGAACCATAAAGCGATTTAATACTTTTGTACCAAGATTTATATGAACCAGGTACATTGTATACTGAACCGAAAAAATCAAGAAAACTTTGGGTACAGAATTTGCTTGTACTATAAAAAATACCGTAATCGCCCAAAGCTGTTTCAATGGTGGAATCTCCTAAAGATTCGATCACACTCATGTAATCTCCAGTAGAGATGTCATGTTCAAGTTTTAACGTTGCAATGTCTTCGTCATAAACAGTTGCAAGATCAATTAGATTTAAGACAATACCTTTGACTATATCACCGTCTTCCGAAGCAGCATCATTGCCCCACAACTCGTATGCATCAGCATTGATTGATGATGTAAGCATAATAAACACAGCAATACAGATCGTGATATATTTTTTTATAAACTGTTTCATTTTTATCCTCCTACGACGTGAACTGTTTTTATGTGATAACATTATTGCAGTACATCGGTATCACCTCCTCGTATTCAGAAGCTTATAATATTAGTATATGAGCGTATATATAAATAGTCTACAAATTTTGTGAAATTTCTATGGAATCTGAATTTTCAACATGCTTTTTTGTTTAAAATGACAATGATTTGGTGTGAATATTACACTATATAGTTATAATGTTAATTTTTTATAGATATGATATAATATATTACAAAAAGAATAGACTATTTCAAAATCTTTGGTAGATTGAAGTAATAAGAAAACATTCGAAAGGAACACAATATTATAGAGCTAAATGAGGAAGCTATCAAATCATCTTAATACGGAATTAAGCTGCAAAGATGGTGTGTTTTCCGTTCCGAAGAGAACACATAATGAAGCAGAATAATACTGTTTCTGTCAATGCCATGCGGTCTCCCCATTGTACGACCGAATTCAATCACATCATGTCTGGCAGTTTTGTCTTCATAAATCGCAGACTCGCAAAAATCACAGTTTTTATTCAATAGATCTAAGGAGGAACATCATTCTTGAACCAAAAAGTTAATCCGCTGAATTCTGAAAAGAAACATCGCTGTGGCTCGGAAAGGCATGTTCCTCGTTTGGCATATTTATTTTATTCTAATTCAGTCCTATCATAAGGTTCAAATCCAACCTTGTCACGAGATATTAAAGGACGCTTTCCTAATTCATAAGTAACGGCATCCTGGCTTGTCTTCCTTATAAATATAAATTCTAGCCTTTCGGCTTACAAGCTTGGCGTGTTATACCTCTTTCGGTAAAAATGCGTATTACAACAATTCTGTCGATTCTATTATGATATGACCAGACTTAAAAGTCAATATGCATTGCAGATCTGCTTTCGACAAAAAAGCATATTTAAGCAGAATTTCCGAAACTGATTTATTTCCAGCTGGTTGCAATATAGTTTTCTATTGCAGTGGTTTCAGCTGGAAGTGTTTTCTTTGCGGGCTTATGATAAAACAAAGCAAGTGTGCCATCAAGCTCACTTGCTTTTCTTTTTATGATTTTCCGGGTTTCAGCGTATTCAAAAAATCCGCCAGCGCCATCTGTTCCTTGTCATTAAACCGCGTCAAAGCACTCATAAGATAAGGATTGATCTCGCTATCATCTTCACGGAAGAATTCCTCCAGGGTGACGCCGAGTGCGTCGCAGAAGTACGACAGCGTTTCAACAGTAGGATTACGCAGTCCAAGCTCTATTTCACGCAGGTGGCTCTGAGAAATTCCCGCCATATTCGCAAGCTTGTTCGTGGTAAGCCCCTTTTGTTCTCTCAGATAGATTATTCTGGACGCAACATTCATGCCATTCACCTCTCCTTGTAGTATAATTATAAAGTATATAGTGATAATTTATTACTTTTATATAGTTGACAAGTTACATTTATTGTGATATAATTTTAACTGCATAGAGATAAATATCGAAATTTGCAGATGGTGAGGATGGAAAACATGAAGAAAAAGAAAGAACTTTTGATAACTTTAGCAGGAGCAGCTGTATTAGGTGGGATTATCGGAGCAATGTCCGGATGCAGCAATTCATATCGGGTAAGAACAGATCCCGAAATCATAGGGAGTTTTTATGAAATGGGCGGAAACGGCAGCTGCCTTGCATGCTTAGGCTGCGTCAGCAAATCGTCTGCGGCTGACTGCTGCGGAAATGTTGAGTACTCATACAACGGTTTTACAGATTGCTTCGGACTGACGGTAGATGACGACACAACGGCAGATGATATTTATATGTCATACTACATATGCAACGGAATGTACTGCGTTAATATGCCGGTTGAATCGGGTGACAGCGTAGTTCCCGTGTACGGCTGCTACACAGCTCACTGATATGCTTCCGATAATTCATATCGTACTGCCGATGTATGCAGTCTGCTGCGCTCTTGGTGTTATCGCAGCAGCAATATTGCTGATAAGCCGTGTCAAGAAATATGGAGTACCCCCGATTCATGCCATACAGGTTTGTATTTTTGCTGCTATCGGAACGGTTATTGGGAGTAAGCTGTTGTTTTTGCTGACTCAGCTTGATACGATAATCCCTGAGTTTTCTTTTGGACTGCTGATAGGACGTTTCATAAACAGCGGATTTGTATTTTACGGCGGATTGTTTGGTGCACTTGCGGGTGTAAAGATCTATTCCGCTGTAAGAAAATATGACAGTCTGATGCTGTTTAATATGCTCGTCCCGTGTTTCCTGATGTTCCACGCATTTGGGAGAGTGGGGTGCTTTATGTCGGGGTGTTGCTACGGCATTGAGTGTCCGTTTGGATTTGAAATGCTCATAAGTCCCGGTGTAACACGTTTTCCGGTTCAGCTTGCAGAGAGTGTCTGCGATATCCTTATCCTCGTTGCAGTGCTGATTATCGAAAATAAAAAGGGAACGCAGACCGATATTTTGCGTATTTACATGGTGTCGTATGCCGTGTGCCGATTCCTGCTGGAATTTTTGCGTGGAGATGAGATACGAGGACATTTTCTGTGCTTTTCTACGTCACAGTGGATAGTGCTAGGAGTAATTGTTTTCTATCTTGTAAGAGCTATAATGCACTCCACAAGAACGAAACAAGAGGTGAGCGACCAATGATAGAATATGTCATGCGGATAATCCAGAATGTCTTTAACAATGTAAATACGGCGGCTGAAACCCCACTCGGCGAAACTGTTGTTTCCATCATCGTCATAATTGTAGTAGGCATTATAGTCTGCATAATAGCAAGCGGAATCGGAATGATCGTTGCGTCGATTTTTAAGGGAATCCGGATAAATCTTGCGGGAATGCTCGCAGCGGTTATCGCAGAATTTGTCCTGCTGGGTTCCGTGCCGGAAAAGGGGCTGATCGAATACCTTATTGGCGGCTTGATAATACTTGCCGGGCTTGTCGGCTGTGGAATGACGCTGATTATAGGCAAGGAATACGGCTGGGGAAAATGCTCAAAGAAGCAGACGGGCGGCTATGCGTATTACTATGCCGCATTCATGCTGAGCCTGTTTGCGGTATCTCCGACGTGGTACGGAATGCTTCCGGGGAACGTCAATAAATGGTGTATATATGTGCCGCTCTTATTGGCAGGAATGGTTGCCTGTGGTGAACTTTTCGGCTCGTTCAGCGAGGAGGAACAGCAATGACGTTTTATGAACTTCTGAATGTGAGCCGTGACTCTTCCTCGGAGGAAATTGAGCTTGCCTTTTCGGTACGCCTTGCAGAATTCAGCCGTGAAGCCGCTTCGGGGTCAGAGGAAGCCGCTAAAAAAATCTCCGACCTGAAATACGCCAGGAAAATACTTACGGATCCCAAACTGCGAGCGGAATACGACAAAGCGCTGACGGCGGACGAAAATCTGAATGCTTCCCCGATAAATCTCCGGAAATCGCCGAGAGTTTCCCTCACAAAACCGGAAATCCCAGAAGAGGTATTCCCTGAGCCGGAGGTTCCGCAGACAAAGCCAGAACCTGTGCAAACTGAAGCTCCTCAGCCTGAGCAGATTGAAACGCATGATGAAAGCCCAAGCGTTTCGGCAGGAGCTTATTTTATTACATAGCACTTGCCGTGTTTATTGTGTTGATAATCATTGTATCAAATTCAGTATAACAGGAGGAAAAAGCAATGAAAAGACTGATGTGCGCCGCAATGGCAGGAATAACGGCTCTGACGAGTATTGTAATGACTGTACCGGCAGCGGCAGAAGAAAAAACAAACAGATATGGTGATTTTGAATACAAGATCAATGGTTCGGAGGTCGCTATCACGAAATATGTTGGTGATGACAGTAGTGTATATATTCCGGATTATATTGATGGTAGGAAAGTAACAGAAATAGGGGAAGGTGCTTTTGCGCTGCTTGATGAACATAACGAAGCCATTGAAAATGAGAAGCTAACACATGTTAGATTGCCAGCATATCTTGAATCGATTGGCAGAGAAGCTTTTTATCATACGACAAGCCTTGAAAGTATTGTGCTTCCGGCTTCGTTGAAAGAAGTTGGTTATTTTGCTTTTGAGGGGTCCGGTATAAGTGAGTTAGTTATCGGCAGTGATCTTAAATTGGCTGACAATAGTTTTGCAGAATGTGTGAATTTATCAACGGTAAGCCTTTATCCAAATACAACTTGGTATACTAATTATCACACTGGTACACCATTTAGGAGTACAACAGGTATGTCAGATGTATATTATCTGGGTAATGGAAAAGAGTCAGATTTTGTTGGTTATTTTGCGGTAGGTTATCCAAGTACAATTGGAGATGCTAATTTTTATGCATTTAATGAATTTGAATATTATGGGGTATCCGTACAAAAATTCGACCCTCATGACACCCATGCCTTAGTAACATTCAACACCAACGGCGGCGATACTGCGAATACGCAGATATATGCTCTCAAGGGACAGATGGTATCCGAAGCGATTCCTCCCGAGAAAAAGGACTGTGAATTTGTAGGCTGGTACGACAATAAAGCCTGCACCGGTGAGCCGTGGGACTTTACCACCGACAGAGTTTCCAGTGATATGACGCTGTATGCGAAGTTCATTCCGGCGCAGTATACCATCACATTTGATCCCCAGGGAGGAACCTGTGATACCAAGAGCGGTGAATACTCCTTTGATCAGGGCGTTGGTAATCTTCCTACCCCGACCAAAACGAACTATACGTTCCTGGGCTGGTATTCACGCCCGGAATGCGGAGGAACTAAATATACTGCAACAACTCCCATGCCGAGAACGAATATAACTCTGTATGCAGGCTGGCTCCAGAACGGAAAGAGCCTTGTTGTAAATTACAACGCAAACGGCGGAAAATGCGACAAAGAAAAGTCGCTGGTTCCTTTCAACGGAACTATCACTGATCTTCCTACTCCAAAGATGGAGGGTTATAGGTTTCTGGGCTGGTTTGACGAATCCGGAAAGCAGTACACTTCCTCTACCAAAGTTACAGACGATAACCTTGCGCTCACTGCCAAGTGGGAAGTACAGGGACTTTCAATAACTTTTGACGCAAACGGCGGCAGCTGTGACAAAACTGAAATGAAAGTGACTTACGGCAAGAAAGCAGGAAAGCTTCCTGAGCCTACAAGGGACGGATATTCATTCCTCGGCTGGTACTACACCAAAAACAGCCAGGAATACGAACTCACAAGCGATATAACTATCACTTCATCAATATCAGCATATGCAAAATGGGATGCTTTTGAATACATGATACTCCTTGACGCAAGGAGCGGAAAATGCGACGAGGAAAGTGTATTCGCATATTGTGGTGAAAAGATCGGCGATATTCCTACTCCGACGAGAAAGGGCTATTACTTTGGCGGCTGGTACACCAAGCCGGGCGGCAAGGGAACGCTGTATACAGATAAGTCCCTCATGCCCAGCAAGGATTTCACACTGTATGCAAAGTGGACGAAGATAAGCGGATATGCGTCAAAGGTGACTCTCAATTCCACAAAGGCAACGCTTGGCGTAGGACAGAAACTTACTCTCAAGCCCGTAACCACGCCGCAGTATACGCTGGATAAATTTACATGGACTTCAAGCAATCCTAAAGTTTGCTCCGTGAATGCCAACGGTCAGATAACCGCGCTCAAAAAGGGCACGGCTACAATTACTGTAAAGACGACAAAGGGCAAGACGGCTACCTGCAAGGTGACGGTAAAATCTCCGGCTACGTCAATAAAGCTCAACTACACCAAACGCACCGTATCAGCAGGTCAGGAGATCATTGTTAAGGCGACTGTAAAGGGTTACGGCGGAAAGCTTACCTGGAGCTGCAACAATTCCTGCGCCAAGGTCGATGACAACGGCAATATCACTGCTCTGAAAAAGGGTACGGCAATTATCACAGTTAAAACATACAATGGAAAGACTGCAAGCCTTACATTGACGATCAAGTAATATCAAACCTGCTCCGTCAAATCGAAATGGCGGGGCAGGTTTAATAAAAGGAGGAATATTGTAATGAAACGAAAATTGATACCTTTTTTCTTGTCGGCAGCTGTCCTGCTGACTTCGTGTTCATCTTCTGGAAATAAGACCACAGATGGTTCAACAACTGCGTCTGATGTGTCTCAGACCGTTTCTGGGTCAAATCAAGCAGAAAGCGTTTCTTCGGCAGAGGAAACTGAACAGGCAGATGGTCTAACCAAAACACTACAGATATATGATGGTATTGATATCATAAAGGAATATGATATCACGCCGGAATCTCCGTTGTGGTTTATCGGCGAAAAGCTCACAACTGTTGCGGAAATGATAGACGAAGAACCGGAGATCAGCGATTTCTATGCAGGTGGAATGGGCTGGGCGCTTGAATATAACGATTTTTTACTGTTCAGTTCTGATATGGAGTATGACTATGCACGTGTGACTACAGTTTCTCCATATACCGGGTGCGAACTTTTTGACGGGTATCGCATGGGTTATCTGAGACTGAGCGAGCTGAAAGATCTTCTTGGAAATTATGATGTGGAGCAGAACCTCGCAAGTGGTTATTATGTCCTGGCAAGCGAATTCAGGTTCAGGGAAGATCCGCAGAATTATTACAGCATGGTGTTTTCTTTTGAAAATGGATATGACACGGAACGCTGTACTATGCTGACAACATACGTTTCCAGTGAGCCGGTAGCATCGACTTCCGGGAATTATTATGATGACGGTGGATATGACGATTACTACGATGACAGCTATTATGACGATTATGATTATCCTGACGCAACTGAACCTACGTCAGGTCCGTATGATGAAGTTATTCAGAATCTTCATGACAGAAGCGATGCAAGGTCTGTGATGTATAATTTCTACAGCTGCATTGATAACCATGATACAGATGGGGCATTAGCCTGCACCACACAAACAGATGATGCCCTGACTTACTCTATCCAATGCGCAGCTGATCCAGAAGCATTTTATGACACTGTCCCTGATGAAACTATCAAGCTCCTTCTCAAGGAAGTAATAATGCCGATGGAAGACGATTATGATTCCTACTATGAGATTGGTGATGTTGGGGCGGCAGATCAGATGGCAACCGCACATATCACAACAAATAACATTTCGTATTATGAAGCCTTTAAGGCAATTGCCTGGGCTATGAAAGACCTTACAGATTATGAACTTGAACAGTATGCAAATGAATTCGCAGATTCATATTCGGGAGGTCCGGAACCTACCTCTGATGATTTCACGCTGTTTGTGCTGAAAAAGCTGGCGCAAAAGGTAAGCCGCTCAACTGTCGTTCTTGGAAAATGCTTTGCTTATGATATTTATCTTGAAAAGATAAATGGTGAATGGTATGTTTCCGGATTCAGTGATAATACTGATTTCATAGACATGTATCTTGGCTGTTTCAGTGACCTTGCTCAGAATATGAATTATATTTCAAATCTGTTCACCAGTTGATTTGTAGATTCAAAGTAATCTTCTGATATATGTCATTACGCATTCTTGGGGTATCCTCCACTGATTTCCCACCCTGAACGCCTCAATTTCACCGCTCTGCACCAACCGCAGAGCGGTGTTTTCCATATATGCAGAAGTTACTGCAAATCCCTAAAAGTCAAAAGCACTCTTGATTTAACTAATTAGATTTGCTATAATTCCTTTCAAAGATGTAATATCGTCATTGTTTTTTATATTGTCCAGGTTATAGAATGGGCTAAGGATCCGATCATGATTTGAGTATAGATACAGCCTATCTGTATCTATTACAAGAATATTATCTGAATACATTCCGTCTTTTATTTTTTTGCCTTTTTCAAGCCAGAGTTCGTCGAGATCGCAGTAACTCGATAGTTGTGCAATTATATTGCGCTCGGCTGCAACTGAAAGTTTGACTTCAACAAGAAGATACTTCCCATGAAATTTAATTGCATTATCTACAAAAGTTCGAGCCTTGCCAACCTTTTTGCAAGTGCATTCCCGATAAAATGTTTTATTATCACCCAAGAATCTTAAAAAGCGGTTAACATAATATGTACGGAATTGCTCTTCAAGGAAGAAACTGCGTCTGTGCTTGTTTACAACGGCAAGCCAATTATCATCTGATATCTTGTAAAGAGGCAGAGGGTCTGCAACAGCGTTTTCAAAATAGGGTTCAACTATCATGTTTTTGTGCAATATGATTTTTTTGAGATACTCAAAATTGTCGCCAGATACACATGTTATGGAACTCTGCCTTGAAACCATGATTTTAGTGTTGAATTCGGAAATGTCAATAGGATATTCAAGTAAGAAAATGGAGTCAATAGGTGCGTAGATGCTTGATTTCCAATGCTGTGTATCACCGTTAGAGTTTGGGTCATTTATGATTTTCCCTGATACTTTTCCTATTGCGAAAATCTTGCCTCCGTATGTATTGTGCAATTTATCTGCCCGAATCAGTGCATTCATCATTGTCCAGAAATAGTTTGATGAAAGACTTTCTCTTTTGTTAAGAAGTTCTTTCCTAAGCTTTCTTATTTTGGCGTTTGCAGTTTTGCTGTGCATAAAGAATACGATATCCCCTTTTTTACACCACTTTGGAGCAGTCCAACAGACTCCTCTGCTCTCGTAAGTAGAATCATTATATTTATCATAATCATCTATAAAGTCGGAATAGGAACAACCTAGTACTTTTTCAATATCAAATAAATGGACATACTTATACAACTCTTCTAAAGACGTCGGAAATGATATATTGGTTATAAATGACTGAACAAAATTCATGATATATTACCTTCAAAAATTGATTGTGTCACTTGTTATATCCACAAAGATATGATATGTCGATATGCATAATGAGCGCATGTGCAAGGCGTTTTATATGCTTTGCGTTTATTATATCAGTAATATCGTGAAATGTCAAATAGAGGTTTAATATAGATTGGGTTTGACTGAAATTGAAAAATCAAAGTTATAAATAGCTCATGTATCTTCGAATATACCTCTCCACGCTTCCTTTCAAAATTCTCCATTGATTCCCCACCCTGAACGCCTTAATCTCGCCGCTCTGCACCAACCGCAGAGCGGTGTTTTTTCCTATATGCAGCAGCTCCTGTAAATCCTTTAATGTAAGTATATCTTTAGTATTATTAAGCATTATAACACGCTCCTTTTCGGTTTATTTAATCCCATGTTCGCCCGAAAACCCTCCAATAACAGAGATATATTATTCTGCTGAAAGGAGGTGATCCGATGAAGGAATAAACGCACAGACGCTCGCTGCGATCATCGAAGCCGGAATCGTAGCAGTTTCCGGACTTATCGGGATAGTCAGCGAGCGGCGCAAGGACGAGAAGCGCAGTCAGCTTCAACAGAAAATCGACGACGCAGAACGTGAAATGAAACGCCTCGACAGCACGGATTTCCGGCTGAAGAAGTAGTTTATTACGATTTATTCTGCACCGATTTTCTGTGTAAAAATGAATCCCCGCAGTTGTGATGTAAATTCAAGGCTGCGGGGATTTTGTTTTACCTTAAAATCGCATAACAGAGCCACTTAGGAGGTGTACAAATGTTTGAAAATCAGCGCTACTTCACAAAAGGAATAACAGAAAATGTTCCATTGCTGACGCAGATAATTGTTAATTGACAAGGAAACAAGGGGACGCGAAATAAGGTGGAAGAAACCGAAAGAACCCGTCAATGACCGGGAGAAATGGCGTAATAGAGCCGTTTGTGAGTGTAAAGGAATGCAAGTGAATAGAAAAAGTGCCGAGAGTGGTTGTCAATCACTTTCGGCGCTTTTTTGCTGTTAAATGCACGAAACAAGGGAGCGGCTGGAAAAGTTTACGGGGCGTTTAAAGAGTTTAAAAGAAATGTTTAAACGGCGGTATAATACGGTTTAAAGCTATCAATGCAGTTTAAATGCATTTTAAACAATATGTATAATTAATACATATTGTGTAAATTGTAGCAACCAACTCAACCAACAAAACAAGCCCTATCAACCAACTTGTTGGCTGACACGAAAAAATGGCGCAGAAACATTTAATCCGCGCCGTTTTTTGTGCAATTTTTTATACTATTAAAAATATAATTGCCAATTCAAGATAATGGAGTGTAATCAAATAACACAGTATCTCTGGACTGCACCCTTTTAATACAGCCAATTGATGATTCAAGCATTCCTTCGTCATCAATCTTTCCATATGTAGACAATGTAATGTCGCAGCCTGCGAAAACAATGCCTGTCCCATCGCTAAAATCAATGGTAAACCAATTATACTCACTCCCTGAAACTTCGATTTCAATGAATGAGTTAAATTCCTGAGCGGACAGGCTCTTGGCGGAGTCCTTATCAATTGTGAGTTCGGCTCTGGTTCCTATAGATTTTGTTCCAGAATCGTTGAGAACAGTGAATAATTTGATTTTATCCGGATTGAGAATGTTATCATTTCCTCCGGCATGAGAAGTAATCAGAAATACCACCACAGCAGCAATAACCAAAAGCGCTGTCGGAACAATAACCAACAGCTTATTTGAATTTTTCTTTGGTGCTGACAAATTTATGGTTTTGCAATAGGGGTATTTACGCTGATCAGCTTCTATTTCGCAACCGCATCCCTTGCAACTGATATATTTAGTCTCATCGTATCCGTTCATAAAAAACCTCTTTTTTAAACAATGGGTTCTGCAATTCCTATTACTCTTCCAAGGCAAAACACACTTTCGTGCTTGCTGAGGTCTACTGGAGAATACTTGGAATTGTAGGAAGTTAGGAATCTTCCCCTGTATTCCTTAATGCAAACATCTCCGTCAATTAAGAAAATACCGACCTCTCCTTTGCGAACACACGGGCAGGATTCCACCAAAACGATATCACCGTCATGATATTCATCCTCCATGCTATCGCCGGATATAGGAATAGCAAAGTCAGCAGCTAGTGCTTCCGGAGTGCTGCGGACGGTTATTGTTTCAGCGCTTGCTTCGTCAAGGTATAATCCTGTTCCAGCACAAGCAGCACGGTTGTAGTATGTTTTGTCACAAGTACCGTTTAGGGGCAAGCATTTATCTATAACATCGTTCTGCTCAGTTTTATTCTCTTTTTTCTGTTCAGCAACCCGTTCGGCGGCAAGCTCTGCGAGAGTTTCTGCTTTGCTGAAGACTTTTCCTTTATCGTATTCATCTAGTTGTTTGAACAAAGAAATTAGTTCAATCTCTCGTTCTTCTAAGCAAGGCTTTACTACATCATTATCTTCGGAAAAAAGATAGCTTACCGGAACCTTGAAATATTCTGATATTTTCTGTAAAATTCCGTATTTCGGAATTGCACCCCCTTTCCAAGCGGTTATCTTAGATGAGCTTAACCCTAATTTATCTGTAATGAAAGCTGTAGGAGTTGTGTTATTCTCCTTACATAGTTTATTCAGTTGGTCGTAAAACAAAAAAGCCACACTCCTTTTGTATAAAACGCCTAAATTCTAAAATTCGGAATTTTATCTATTAACAATTCTGATTTTTAGAATTATAATGTGTATATACCCCGACAGGGGTATGCAAGGGCATACTGCCCCGAATACATTTTACCACAACGTGGCTAAAAAATCAACAGTAAGGAGGTTTTAAAATGCTGTTTAGCAATATTTTAAAGCGTAAACGCGAAGAAAAAGGTCTTACGCAGGCGGAAGTTGCCGAGCGAATCGGAACGACACAGCAGAATATAGCAAGTTTTGAGAGCGGATACAAGGTGCCGTCGCTCAAAATAGTAGTCGCTGCCGCAGATTTCTTCCACTGCTCGGTAGACGAAATGATAGGGAGGGCTGTTTCATGAATAAACCCATTCGCATTTACGGCAGGCTCAGAAAGATCGGAGACGATTACTACGAAGCTGAGTACAAGGATTACCGTCCGGACGGCACAGTTTTCGGATATGGTTTCGAGGATTTTTCCGGCGAACGGCTCGAAGCTCAGACCAAGAAGTATGAGGTGCATGTTTACAACGGAAAGACAATGCACGGAGCTGTACGCGAAGGCTGGAGAATGACTGACATAGTCGGGAACGTGATGAGAGTATCCGTGAAAACAAACGGTCTGACTGCCGCAAGGATACTCCATAAGAATAAGGACGTTGCCAGAGTACAGCGCGTCCGGTGGTGAAAGGAGTGATACCATGAGCATGAACCAAATGACCGCAGCAGTTACCGCCGCTCTGGAGAAGCTTGGCTATCGCCGGATCCGCGAACTGCAGATCACCTGCCCCACCCAGAACAGGGCGAACGTTTACCTGAACGACGAGTATTTCGGAGTATTCGACTTCGAACGCAACACCTTTGTAGACTGAGGCGAGCAATATGGAAAGCAAATCAGATTTTTCTAATCTGCTCAAAGACTACCGAAAAAAGAATGGGCTTACACAAAAGGCATTTGCTTCGTTAGTCGGGCTGTCTTACGATACTATCATAGGCTATGAACACGGCAGGAGCAAGCCGTCACCTGTTGCACGGAAAAAAATTGCAGAGAAAACAGGTATTGAAATCGCGCTTATTCCTCAAGGAAAAAATGGTGCGAAAATAGACTATTCAGAACCTTTGACTGATGAAGAGCGCGAGTTCGCAGAAATCAACCATTCTGAAATATGGAAATTTCTCAGAATCAAGAGGTTATCGTTTGATGAATGGTATGATACTGTGGTTTTCGGATATCTCCGTGCAGTCAAAATTCGTTTTCTCAGACCAGACCTTAAAGAGGTGCCGTTTTCTTACATTGCATTTCGCAATATGGAATCAACGCTTTCCAACGAGAGACGGAAACAAACACGCCGTCCTAGGACTGTCAGTCTTTACAATAGCTGTTATTCCAACTCTGATAAGCATATGATAGACGAAATGTGCAGTCCTTACGACAATATAAACACAGATTTTTAAGAGTTTTGCAATCGATTGCAAAACAGAACAGGAGTACACCATGATAAGAAACAACGACATAATCCAGGGCTACACCGTCCTGATGGTAGCTAACGGAATGATTCTTGCTCATTCCAAGACCGCCCCTGACCCCTACGTTGTATGGCATACCGCCGAGAACGGCAACGATGTGTACGACGGCAAGTACCTGCCGAACAAGGAGGACGCCGAGTGGGATTTCTGCACTAAGGCTTTCCCGTGGTTTGAGGATAACGCCCCCATAAACATCATTGAGGACAACGCAGCAGAAAAGATTGACAGTTTCAACTGGTACCTTGATGGTGCAAAGGAACGCGTGGAATCCTGTAGAAGCGTTCTGGACGAGATACAGGAGGCAATGGACAATGCCTCTGCTCTGGTTGAGGACATGGTTGCAGAACACGAAAAGCTGGTCGGAAAGAAAGCAGCTCCGCAGGAGGAAAGCGACGATTCCAAAATCGACTATATTTCTGATTTTGATTTTGAAGAAACTACTAAAATTTCATCAGCTATCTCTGAACATCTTTCAAAGCTCAAAGACGAGTCAAAGTCAGAAAAGGAACCGCTATTAACTCAGAATTTTAGCGGACGAGGACACAGAGTTGTCCACGTTAAAATCAAAAAAGTAACCAAGTAGATGAAAACAGCCGAAACGAGCAGCCCGGCAGCGGGTTGTTCGTCCGCAGGGAATGACCGCCCTGCGCTGATGATGGCAGGTCGGAGCATAAAAAATAGAGCCTCGGCAGAAACAACTACTCTTTGCACGGAATATCGTTTCTGCTGACCGCAAGGCTCCGTCTAAAGTATATCAGAGCATTACGCTTTTGTCAAGTAAAATTCTTACAGAAAGGAGAGATCACTTTGACTTACCTATCAACGGCAGAGGTCGCGGAGATAAAGGGGTGTAGCTTACGCTACGTTCAGCAGCTTGTCCAGAATGGCAAGCTCATGGGCGAAACAAAAGACAACGCCGCCAACAACCGCACCGAATACATGATCCCGCTGACGGCGCTGCCGCAGGACTTACAGCTTAAATGGGAAAATCAGCAGCGCCGCTCGCTTGGATTAGAGCCGGTTAAAAAGGCGATTAAAGCCCCTTTAAAGGCTGAAAGTACGCGCCTTACGCTGGACGACCTTACGGGCAAGCAGCGCAGCGAACTGTACCTCTGGACAAGGATAATCAAGGACTGGCTCACTATCCGGGACAGCTACGAGCAGTACAGCAAGGGCGAGATCGACGAGATGTACGTTCAGGCAGCGCGGCTGAAATACCCTGACCTGGAGATAAGCACTGATATCCTCTACCGCAGGCTCAAGGCTTACCGGAACTCGGACATCTCCAGGCTTATCGACAAGCGAGGCGGCAGCAACAAGGGAACCACCACCGTTCCGGAGTTCATGCTGAACGCGTTCAGCCGGTTCTACCTCGATCAGCAGTGCCTTCCGATAACGAGCTGCTACAAATTCACCCGGGACTGGGTGCAGGAGCATTACCCGGAAAGTCTGCCGGATATGCCGTCAGAGCGCACGTTCCGCCGCCGCGCCGAAGATATCCCGTATGCGGTGCGAATGTACTTCCGCAACGGCGACAAGGCGTTCTCAGACAAGTGCCTGCCGTATGTCGAGCGACTTTACGACGACCTCCACGCAAACGATGTCTGGATAGCAGATAACCACACCTTTGATTTCTTCACCGCAGGAAAGGACGGCAAGGTTCGCCGACTGTACCTCACAGCGTTCCTTGACGCGAAATCCGGCGCTATGATGGGCTGGAATCTCACATACGCGCCCTCCGGCGACAGCACGCTGCTGGCGCTCCGGCATGGAATACTGAGGTGCGGAGTTCCGAAAGCGGTGTACTTCGACAACGGTTCCGAGTTCCTTGTATCGGATATCGGTGGACGAGGACACCGCCGCCGGAAAGACTGGAACAAGGATCCTCTGCCGCCGAACATCTTGCAGTTCCTCGGAATCGAAATGCACAACGCTATCGTCCGGAACGCAAAGGCGAAGCCCATCGAGCGCACGTTCTGCACTTTCAAGAATCAGTTTTCACGCTGCATTCCCACGTTCTGCGGCGGCACGATTCTGGAACGCCCGGAAAGCCTGAAATACAAGCTGAAGCACGGAATTATTCCAGAGGAAGAACAGATACGGATAGCGCTGGATTCCTACATCGACGGCTGCTTCAACGCCGCTCCATACGGCGGCAAGGAGCGCCGCTACAAGGGCATGAGGCGGTTTGAGGTCTGGAACAGCAGCATACAGGACACCGTATTCCGCACAGCGGACGAAGCTAACCTCTCAATGCTGCTCAAACGCGTCAGCAAGCCGCAGGCAGTCAACCGCAACGGCGTGTACATCAACTTCGCCGGAGAAAAGCTGTGGTACCGCGGCGCAGACACCGTGCTGCACATCGGCGAAAAGGTGTATGTGCGCTACGATCCGGCGGATCTCCGCAGCGTGCGCGTGTATGACATGGCTACGGACAAGTACCTCTGGACGTGGGATCTGGACGACGACCTCCTCGTTGACTACCTTACCAACCACCGTGAAGATATCGCCACCGCCGAGAAGCAGATCGCCGAGAGCAAGAAGCTCGTCCGGGAATACGGTCGCGGAATCCTCGACAGCGTGGACGCAGACAAGCGTATCGACATCTTTGCCGCTATGGTCAAGAACTCCGTCGAGGGCAGCAAGGACATGGTATTCAAAAAGCCTGCGAAATTCGTCCCGGTATTCTCTGAGGAGAAGCTGGAGAAATCCCCGGCGCTTGGGGATATCAGCGAGATCTCCGTCAATATTGATATCCTGGATAAGTTAAACGCAGCGGCGGCGAGCCGCAGAAAGGACTGACATCATGGCAGAACAGAAAATCATCAGGAAGCTTACGCCGAAACAGCGCGAGGCTCTTGAAAAGATAACGGCAACCGCCGCGGAGCTTGGAATCTCCGAAGCGAAGCTCTGCGAGCGCATAGGAATAACCGGCTCGGCACTGTCGCAGATACGCAAGGGGTACTACGCCGGTAACTGGGACAATCAGTTTGAGAAGATATACGCCTATTTTGAGAATAAGGCAGCGGCTTCCGAGACCTACAGCGAGGTAGAATACGCGCCGACCTCGATATCCACGCTGGTATACAAGACGGTGCGGAACACTCAGCTTAAGGGCGGGTTCGCGTTCGTGACCGGGGACGCGGGAGTCGGCAAGACGAAGGCGCTCCACAAGTACATAGAGGATCACCCTCACGACAGCGTGATGATAACGATAAATCCCTGCACCAAGAGCACAAAGGCAGTGCTGAAACTGCTGGCTCTGAACCTGGGAGTTCCGGTCACACAGTCCCGGGACGACCTGTGGATGAGCATTGCGGCGAAGCTACACGACGGAATGGTCGTTGCAGTGGACGAAGCGCAGCTTCTGACCTACGGCAGTATCGAAACGCTGCGTTCGTTCGCGGATTTCTTTGCAGAGCGCCGCCAGACCCTCGGCGTTGTTCTGGTCGGGAATCAGGGGATACGGGAGAAAATCGAGGGCAAGTCCCGGGAGCAGTACCGTCAGGTCGCGAACCGCGCATGGCAGCGGCAGCAGATAAGCACCGGGGACGTTCAGCCCGAGGACATCAAAATGCTGTTCCCGGTGCTGGAGGGCAGGGAGCAGGAACTGACGCTCCTCTACAAGGTAGCCCAGACCGCCGAGGGAATACGCGGAGCAGTCCGGCTGTTCGGGAACGCCTTTGACTCCGGCGACTACGACTTCGCCGGGATAGTCCGCATGGCGAAGATGATGCACCTTGACCTCAAGGGCGCGGAAAAGGCGGTGCGGGTATGAAACACGGAAAGAACCCCACCCGCCGCCAGAAGCAGAGCATTGCTTCCGTTCGGCTGAATCCGGAAAACTGGCTCGTCTGCAAGGACACCCCGGACGAGCTGGTGCTGGAACACAAAATAAGCGGCAACATCAAGCGGATAAGGAAGGAATTACTGAAATGAAAATCAAATACATGCTTGCGTTCCTCGGCGGCGTTGAGCTGATGGCGCTAGCTAACGCGCTTTCGCTGGGACTGCTTCCCTGCCGATTCCTGGCGCTGATATTCCTGCTTGTAGCATTAGCGGCAGCGGGGATGATCGGATACTCCGCTTGCTACAAACACCTGCGGAAAGCCGTTGACCGCCGGTCTTACCATGAGGGCGTGTGCAAGGGCATACGGATCGGACGGGCGGAACGGCAGTCCGAGGTGCAGAGGTTTTTAGAGAATGAATAGCCCGTTCGATTCAGAAAGAGCCTGCGAATGGCTTTACAATGCAGATTTGCAGAGATTCAGCCTTTGAGTATTATATGATAGAGGTTTTTTCAGCCACTGCTTACGCTCTGGCTGACCTTAATGCGGCTTCTGGTAACGGAAACGGTTGCAAGCCCGATAACGCAGAGCAAGGAAAATTTACAAGGAGGTTTTTTATGGACATGGAAACACAAAAGGAGTTTTATATTGCAATGCTCCGCTCAACAAACAGGGACGGAATTGATGATCTTATCCGCTATCTTCAGGAGGAAACGGATTTCTTCACAGCTCCGGCAAGCGCTAAGTATCATGGAGCATACGAGGGCGGTCTGCTCCAGCACAGTATCAATGTGTGCGCCGAGCTCAGCATTGACCCGAACATCAAGATTTATCCTCATGAAACTATCACTATTGTATCGCTCCTGCACGATATATGTAAGGCGAACTGCTACCGAACGGAAAAGCGGAACGTCAAGGAAAACGGCGTGTGGGTCGAGAAGCAGGTCTATGTTTTCGACGATGAGTTTCCGCTCGGTCACGGCGAAAAATCGCTGTACCTTGCAAGCAAGTTCATCAAGCTTTCGGACGAGGAAGCCGCGGCTATCCGCTGGCACATGGGAGCGTTCGACAACGCGTTCCGGGGCGGCGACCGGGGACTGAATGCTGCTTACGAGAAGTATCCTCTGGCGGTAATGCTTCATCTGGCGGATATGAGGGCTACTTACCTTGTGGAACGTGAACATTGATTTTACACGGTGCAGTTTTATTCTGCGCCGCCCTAATGCGGCTTCCGAACGGAAACGGTTGCAAGCCCGTGCGAACGCAGAGCAGGGATTACGCCGGATACACCCGGCAGAAAGGAGAGTGATTGCATGAAATTCAAGCTTTACGACTACGAAAATGACCGTTCCACGGACATAGAGCTGACCCCCTCGCAGTGGAAAGAACTTCAGGTGTTCCTGAAAGAGCTGAAGAACCCGCCCACGCACGACTACAAGGCGGTTCTCGACTGTTTCAACCGGATATGCTCGAAGCTTCCCCCGGCGACGCGGCTGACTGACAAGCGCAGGCGCGCTATCGTCAAGGCGCAGAAGGACGGCTACGATCTGGAACAGGTGTTCCGGACAGCCGCTCAGAGCGCATTCCTCTGCGGGCGGAATGACCGCAAGTGGCGGGCAAGCTTCGACTGGATAATGCAGCCGGGCAACTTGGTAAAGGTCGCCGAGGGGCAGTATTCGGACAGCATTCCCGCACCCGCGCCGTCAGCGCCGCCGATGTCAGGCAATCCGTTTGATGACTATGGATAAGGTGAACGGCGCAGCGTTCGTAAAATCACTGGCGGCTCTGCACATGCAGAGCAATCCCCCGCTGGAGGGCGACTACATCGGCGAGGACGGTCTGCTCCGCTGCGGGAAGTGCGGCGGCTTTAAACGCAGCCGCATTGAAGTCAGCGGCGAGGAGATAATCGTGCCGGTCTGGTGCGAATGCATGACCCGCGCCAAAGAGGAAGAAAAGAAACGCAGCGAATCTATCCTGGCGAACATGCGTGCTAACGAGCTTCGCCGGCTGTCGCTTATGGACAATTCGCTGTCGGCGGTGCGGTTCACTACTGCTGACAAGTTAGGCGAGAACGCCCGCAGCGTGGAGATATGCCGCAGATACGCCGCGAAATTCCCGCAGATGAAGCAGGACAACCGCGGACTGCTTCTGTTCGGCGGCGTGGGCACCGGAAAGACCTACACGGCAGCGTGCATTGCGAACGAACTGCTGGCGCGGGGAACGCCGGTAGTCATGACCTCGCTCGTCAAGCTCATCGAAAACGGGATAAGCGACCTTTGCAGCCGCCTGTCGGCGATAGACCTGCTTATCCTCGACGACCTGGGCGCGGAGCGCTCCACGGATTACGCTCTGGAGCAGGTCTACAACATCGTTGACAGCCGCTACCGCGCAGGACTGCCGGTGATCTATACAACGAATCTCACGCTGGAAGAACTGAAAAATCCCGCAGACATGCGATACGCGCGGATATACGACCGCGTGCTTGAGAAGTGTTTTCCGGTGGAGTTCCGCGGCGTTTCCCGCCGGAAACACGGCGCGCGTCAGGGGTTCGACGATATGATGGCGCTGCTCGGCGTGGATGACACTACTTAAACATCATTTAAAGGAGGATAAAACAGCATGGAAATTAAATTTAAAAAGCTTACCAAGTCCCGCGGACTGACTATCCCGCGCGACATGGCGGCGCACCTCGACCTTGACACCGGAACTGCGGTCGACCTTACCGCCTCGGCTGACGGGAAACTCATCATCACAAAACATGTTGATACCTGCCGTTTCTGCGGCGGCGCGGAAAAGGTCAAGCAGTTCGGAGGTATATTCTGCTGTCCGCTGTGCGCCACAAAGCTTTATCAGGAGGTAACGGCAGATGAGTGATATCGTTGACAAGGTGCGGGAGCTGAGCCGTATCAAGGCGGATATCGCAAAGCTCAACGACCGCCGGAAAGAGCTTGAAGCGTATTTTCTGGAGCGCGGCGGCGATGATGTAGTTGACACAAAGTTCAAGTCCACCGTGTACGCCGATCCGGATTCTCAGGCGGCAGTCACCTACACCGAGGCGCAGGCGCTGACAATAGTTTACCCGCATTACCTTAAAGAAACGCTGGGGGCGATGTTTCCGGATATCTTTGAGGAAGCCGTCAAAACCGAGGTCAAGCCGAAGAACAAGGATATTGAGCGCATGCTCATCGGAATGTTCACCGGGAATTACACCAGGTCAACGCCGGAGGAGATAATTGCGCAGCTCCCCTGCGGAGATAAGGCGAAATCCGCGCTTGCGAAGAAACTTAAAGGCGCGAAGTTTGAGACTGACCGCGACAACCTCATGAAAATCGGTGGGTTTTCGGAGCAGGACGCCGGAGATTACGCCTACTTGTACGCCGAGGCGGCGGTCTGGCAGACATTCCGGAGCGTTGCGGAGATGTCCGGCGCAGACGAAGCACGGCTGCTCCGCTGTATCAATCTCGGCGTTGCGGTGGACAGTTCCACCAAGATCGCGGTGACCTGATGGCTACCAAGGAACAGATCCGGCGGATATATGCCCTCGGCGCTGCCGCCGGACTGCTCGACCGGAGCGCCGGGAACGACGACAACCTCCATCTTTGGGTAAAGCAGTTTTCGCTTAAAGACCACATCTCGGAACTGACCGAGCAGCAGGCGGATTTCATCATCAGGCGGCTGGAGGAATACCGCTCGCAGGTCGCGCCGCTGCCGGAACTCATTACAGAGGAACAGCAGAATATGTGCTTCAAGCTGATGTACCGGATAGCCGAGATTTCTCCGTCGGACATCAAGCCCCGGGAACGGCTGAGGGGTGTAATATCCAAGGTGACCGGCAGAGAAATACGCCCGGACAGGGATATTTTCAGCCGGGTAACACGGGCGGAGGGGTCGGAGATAATTGAAATGCTCAAGCGGATACTCCGCTCAGAGCAGAATAAACTGAAAAGGAGTGATAAGCATGGGACTTGCAATGCTGGTAAAGAAGAGCCACCTTAACGCCGACCAGCAGGAGGTGGCTGACATCATCGGACTGGAAAACTACCAGGCGCTGGTGGATACATTCGGCGGTTCACAGATCTGGATACCGAAAGCGCGGTCGCTGGTATCTTCTCCGGAAATCGCATCGTATATCCGGTCAAGGCGGCAGAACGGCGACACTCCGGAGCAGATAGCCCGGGAACTGGAGCTTCCGGTGTCGGAGGTAAGACGGCTTTCAAAGTGATTTATGGCTCATCGCAAACGCGGTGAGCCGTTTTTTTATGTCGTTTCGCTTTGTGATTTCGCTTTTTACAAAGATACATTTTTATAGTATAATATGCGTAGCAAAAATAACATCTTAAAGAGGTGATACCGTGGATTTCGACACAATCTATAATATGATACTTACCGTCGGCATGGGCGCGATAACATTCTTCCTCAAACGCAGCTTCGACAAGCTGGACAGCCGTGCGAGCCACTCCGATGTAGAGGAGCTTAAAAACAAGCTTGCCAGCCGCGCAAGCCGCTCCGATGTCGATGAACTCAAAGACAAGCTTGAGAGCGCTGATGAGAAATACGCCAGCAAATCCGAGCTTAACGAGCTGAAAAAATCCATTGAGAAAATCGAGAACAACATAGATTTCCTCAAGGAAAACACCGTGCGGAACTCCGATTTTATCCGCACCATGACGCGGCTCGAAACAAAGATTGACGATCTCAAAAGGGAGTGATATAGATGGACATGGAAAGAGTACACCGCGAGAAATTCTGCGACAACAACGCCCGGGTGCTTCGGGCTATAAATACGCTACGGACAAAATACGTCCGCATACGTGAGCTGGAATACGGTCTGGAGGTCGATGTGAGCGCTCCGGAGATAGCTGACTGCGTGAATTATCTGAACGAGGGCGGCTACATAAAGCTCCGTGACGTGGAGTTCCACAATGAAGTAGCCGACCTCGCCGACGCAGAACTGCACAGCCTTGAGGCTAAGCTTACCGCAAAGGGTATAGCATTCCTGAACGGCAAAATTTCCGACCCGTGCATAAGGCGGTGAGTCATGAAACGTAAGCATAGCAAGATAGACAAGCTGCCGTCTGACATCAAGGAAGCAGTCGAGCAGATGATCCTCGGAGATTACACCTACCGGGACGTCTGCGATTTCGTACGGGACACCGCGAACGTCACGCTGTCTGAGGCGGCTGTCTGCCGGTACGCGCAGGGGCTGAACGCCAGCGTTCAGGAGATTCGCCTTGCAAGCGAGAATATGCGCGCTCTGACCGAGGAAATGCAGAAATTCCCGCAGCTCGACACCACCGAGGGAATCGCCCGGCTGATATCCCACAAGGTATTGCAGGCAGTCCAGCAGATGGACGAAATTGCCCTCAAGGAAGCCGACCCGCTCAAGCTCATCGAAAAGGCAACGGCGCTGATCAGGGCGGTAAGCCTGAAAAATTCCACGGATATCAAGACGGCGAACCTCAAAAATGTGGCGTTCGAAAGCTTTAAAGAGGATATTTTCGACGCTATGGCAAAGGAAAATCCGGAACTGTACCGCTCGCTGGTGCAGTTCATCAACAGCAAATCGCAGGAGGAATAATGTACGTTATATATTGTCAGTCCGGCAAGGAAATGACGGTCGTCCGGCAGCTTGCCGAAAAGAACATCACGGCGTATGCTCCACGCCGGCTGGTTCAGGAGCGCCACCGCCGCAGGTGGGTACAGCGCGAAGTGCTGCTGTTCAGCGGATATGTGTTCCTCGACGCGGAGCTGACCCCGGACATCTGGCAGGCGGTCAAGTTCTGCTATGGAACGCTGCGGATACTCAGCCGCTCGCAGCTCAGCCAGACCGAGGAGGAATATATCAGATTCCTCTGCAATGACGGTCACGCGCTGGGAATAAGCCGCGGCTACGTTTCGGGCGGCGCGCTGCACATCATGGACGGCTTCCTGAAACGCTTCCAGCATAAGATAATCCGATTTAACCGGCGCGGTAAACGCGCTGTGGCGGACGTTACGATCTACGGCAGGCACTACGAGGTTATCCTCGGCTGCGAGATAGAAAGTCAGCCTGCGGTTCCGTTGATAAGCTCCGGAACTGCGAAGAATATCTCCTGATATCTGCGGAACATGTTCCGAACGGACAGGGCGAAGCTATATCATCATGATTTCGGGCGGGTGTTTAAAGTGCCCGCCTGAAATCGTCTGTAAGCGCCGTGCACATTTCAGAGGATAGTTTCCCCGCCCTTGGGCAAATCGCGAATTTAAACGCAAATTAAGCGCATTTAAACGTATATGAAAGAGGTGACAGCATGAGCAGGAAGAAAAAGAGCATAGCAGCCCTCGGCGCTGCCATTGCCGAGCGCGAAAAAAACAGCACAGACCAGACCTCCGCAGTGCAGCAGCTTGTGGAGGCTTACTTGTCCACAAATAATGAGGCTAAGCGCGCTAAGAAGATAGCCGAGATAAAATCCCGCTGCGGCGGTCTGAACGAACTCCTGTCCCAGAATAGCGAGCTGCTAACCGCCGAGGTGGAGCAGGCGCTCCTGCGCGCGGCGACCGGCTACACTGTCACCAACCGCACTATTAAATATGTGAACGGCGTAAAGACCGTGGAAACAAAGGAACGCCACATTCCGCCGTCCCAGCCAGCTATTGAATTCTACCTTATTAATAAAAAGGGCGAGGATTACAGCCGAAACGGCGGCGGTTCGGGCAATGCTGACGGCGCGCTGGCGGATATTCTGGAGGCTTTAAAAAATGGGTAAAGTCACATTCACGAAAAAGCAGAACGACCTCATGCGGCTGTTCAAGCGGAACAAGCTTCCCCGCCTGACTGTTCTGCAGGGTTCGGTGCGTTCCGGCAAGACATGGATATCGCTGATTCTCTGGGCGCTGTGGGTGGCTACCCGCCCGCGGGATTATCTGTACATGATGACCGCGAAGTCGCTCCAGACCCTGAAGCGCAACTGCCTGCTCCCTCTTCAGGAGCTTATCGGTGAAAGGAATTTCACGTTCTCGCTCTCTGCAAAAGAGGGCATTCTTTTTGGACGGAAGATAATGCTGGAGGGCGCGAACGACGCGCGCTCCGAGAATAAGATTCGAGGAATCACGCTGGGCGGCGCTTACTGCGACGAGCTTACGCTGTTCCCGGAGGATTTCTTCGTCATGCTGCTGTCACGTCTGTCCGCGCCCGGCGCGAAGCTGTTCGCGACCACCAACCCGGACACTCCCACCCACTGGTTAAAGAAAAAGTACCTCGATAACGAGGCTCTTGCGGACGACCTGCTGAACATCTTTTTCGGCATTGACGATAATACAACGCTCCCAGCCGACTACGTTTCCGCGCTGAAAAAGGAGTACACCGGCGTGTTCTACGACCGGTTTATTCTCGGCAAGTGGGTAGTGGCAGCGGGCGCTATTTACCGGGTGTTTTCGGATAATATCCCCGCGTTCGCCGCGCCGGAGCCGCTCCCACGTCTGGACATGATAAACGTCGGCGTGGACTGGGGCGGCAACGGCTCGGCTCATGCTATGGTCGCGACCGGAATGACCTACAATTACGAAAAGCTCGTCGCCCTGCGGAGCGAGCGCGTCCCCGCTACTGGACTTACTCCGCAGCAGATCTACAAGCGTATCTATGAGTTCTGCGAGGGCGTTCAGCGGGATTTCGGCAGGATCGAGGACATCTACGCCGACAGCGCCGAGCAGACGCTGATTTCCGGCTTGCGGGAATACATAAAGCCGCTCGACCTGACTGTGAAGAACTCCATGAAACGCCCGATAATCGACCGAATCCGCGCAACGACCATGCTCATGGGCGGCGAACGGTTTCTCATGACTTCGGATTGCGAAACGCTGCGGGACGCGTTCCAGGGCGCGGTGTACGACGACAAGGTTGTCGGCGAGGATATCCGGCTGGATAACGGCACCTCGGATATTGATACGCTGGACGCGTTCGAATACAGTTTTGAAAGATACATTCCGCGGCTTATAAGGAGAGATTAATGAACGTTTTAAACGCGCTTAAAGGCTTATTTAAAGGGAAAGGAGGAACGGACGTGGACGACTTTAATATTACAGACTCGGCGGTAAGCTCGACCATGCGCTCCGCGACTTCCCTCTGGTGGGACGCGTTTCAGGGACAGCTTCCGTTTGCGCAGACCCACAAGAATTTCAAGCCGCTGCCGGTGGCTTATACTTCTACCGCGTATCTGGCGCAGCTCGTCACCGGGGAAATCAAGTTCGAGATCGCGGACGAGGAGCTGAACAGGCATGTCCAGAAGAATCTCCTGCCGAACCTCGACAGGATAGTTCAGCAGACCCTTGTAGGCGGCTACACGGTAATAAAGCCGTATTTCGTGCAGTCCGGCGAGATGTTCTTTGATTCCGGCACCAGCCGGGATTTCCTGCCGATGGCTCTGGACGAGAACGGTCATGTAACCGAGGGCGTATTTTTCGAGCGTATCCGGTACCACGGCAAAATATACGAACGTCGGGAACATCACATATTCCAGAACGGCGTGCATACCGTCCGGAACACGGCGTACATCTACGGCACAAAGCACGCCGTGGAGCTTGCGACCGTGCCGAAGTGGGCGGTTCTGCTGCCGGAGGGGCAGATTCCCTCGACTATCCCGATGATAGCGACATTCCGCACGCCCTACGCGAACAACATCGACCTCGACAGCGAACTGCCGATAAGCATTTTCGCTAACTCCCTCGGCACGCTTCACGAGATAGACGAGGCACATTCCGAGTATTGCGCGGAATTCAAGAAGATGTCGGCGAAAGTCTTTGCGGACAGCACCGTGCTCCGTGGGAACGAGGGCATTCCGGACGATTATTTTGTGGGTTTCAAGGGTGATGGTGAATCCACGGTGGAACAGCAGATAATGACCTACGCTCCGCAGATTCGCGAGACCGAACACAGCGCCAAAATCAACAAGGAACTGCGGTTCTACGAAACGCAGATAGGCGTAAGTTCCGGGACGTTCTCGTTCGATACGCAGAAAGGACTTGTCACCGCAACGCAGGTGCTGTCCGAGGACAGAACTACATACAACACGGTCTGCCAGATTCAGCGGCAGCTGCGCCCGGTACTGCAGGCGCTCAGTCAAATCATTGTCACGCTGGCGCGGTTCTACGGCGTGGAGTGCGAGGACGGCGAGTGCGCAATAGAGTTCGGCGACAGCGTGTTCGAGGACACTGGCACTGAGTTTAACCGCCGCTTCCAGATGGTTCAGGCGGGACTGCTCAAAGCCGAGGACTTCAATGCGTGGTACTTCGGCGTTCCTACGGAGCGGGCGCGTGAAATGCTCCCGCCTATGACTGAAGCCTTTGGGGGTGAATAAATGCTCACTCCGGAACAGCTTCAGAATCTGCCGCAGGAGCTGACCGATCTTTACGACCAGCTTTCCGAGTTTATCCTCCGGGACATAGCCCGGCGCATTGCAAAGGGCGCACAAATAACCGATACGGCTGAATACCAGCTTTACCGAGCGCGGAGCCTTGGACTTTCCACGGACGAAATCGCCGCGAAAATCGCCGAGATAAACGGCAGTTCCGCTGCGGAGATCAACCGGCTTATCCGTGAGGCTGCGGCACAGTCCGACGAGTTCGACCGGAAAATGCTTGGAGCCGACAAGGGCGCGGCGATTCCTCTTGAAGAAAATACTCAACTGCAGAAGTTGATCTCCGCGCAGATAGCGGAGACCGCCGGAAAGTGCGAGAACCTCACAAACACGATGGGTTTCGCCGACCACGATTTTCTTGGGCGCGTGTATTATCTGTCTATGACGGACATGTACCGCCGGGAAATGGACGCGGCTCATATGAAGGTCGTGACCGGCGCGACGGACTACATGACCGCGATACGGCAGGCTTGCAACAAGCTTGCGGCGAGCGGCGTGCGAACCATTGACTACGAAAGCGGGCGCTCAGACCGTATCGAGGTCGCGGCACGCCGGGCGCTCCTTACCAGCGTGGCGCACGTCACGCACCGGATATCCGAGCAGAACGGCGAGGAGCTGGGCGCGGACGGCTGGGAGATGTCGGCGCACTCTGGTTCGCGACCGTCCCACGCAGTTTATCAGGGGCGGCAGTACACGCAGGAACAGTATGAGCGGATAATCAAGCCGCTCATCAGCGAGCCGAACTGCCGCCATGATGTGTTCCCGATAATCCTCGGCGTGTCCGAGCCAGTTTACACCGAGGAGGAACTCCAGAACATAGATCAGCCGCCGTTCACCTATGAGGGGCGTAAATACACAGCTTATGAGGCGTCACAGCAGATGAGGAAGATGGAGCGCGCCATGCGAAAGCAGAAAGATCGCTGTATTGTCGCCGACGCTGCCGGGGACGAGGAAGCATTTGCAACAGCCAGTATTCGCCTTAATCGCCAGAAATACATCTATGAGGACTTTTGCAAGGCGGCTGATTCGTATACAGAATACGAACGTACTTATGTAACCGGCTTCAATCGCAGCATTGCCGCAAGGTCTGGTGTGGCTGCTATCAAAAAGGAATACAAGCTTATCGCAAGCACTTTGGATAAATCTGCTGTTCCAAGTATTGACGATTTCAAGAAAATGCTGTATAATAATAGTGACGAATACAAACAGCTTCGCCACCAGTTCAATGAAAAGGTCATAAACAGCGATTATGATGATATCAAGCATTTGAACGGCAGTCTTAGCGATAAGGTAACTAGACAGTGGTATGTTCTTTATGATAAAAAGATACCAGATATGATTGACCGAAATCAGTCCATTGAGGATCAGGCAAGGCAGGCACACGCCTTGAGAAATCAGTTCAGAACCAATGCCCGTGACCTGATGTTGAACCAAGACGAAAGAAAGTGGCTGGATAAATCACACCCTAATCTGACATTCGAAGAACAGGTAGACAAAAAAATGTCTGATAAGGGCATGACCCGAGACGAAGCTATTCAGGATATCCTGAAAACAGCGTCAAAGTCCAACAAAAAGGTGAACGAAAAATTCAAGCTGTAAGGAGGGCGTTTATGTATAATTACACTATATGCTATAATTTCAGCACCGAATATTTCAACCGGGCTTGTAAGGCTCTTGAAAGCCGGATTCCTAATATAAAAAAAGGACGTGCTTCACACGATGTTGATGATTCTCGAACGCAGGAGTATGTCGCAGACGATAACCACATCACCGTGTATAATGATTATCCGACTGATGTTGTGTGCATAAAATCAGAAAAAGACATTGAGAAATATCTTACTCAGAACTAATTACCGCACTCCCAGCAATGGGGGTGCAATTTTATACCCATTTTACGAAAGGAGTTCCCATGATCCAGAACAACCGATACTGCAAAGCGAAGCAGGCGGCGGTGATCGCGGACGCAACGCGAAAGCGCCAGCGCTGCAACCAGCGTGACCCGCCCCGATACGTCAGCAGCTGCACATACCACATAGTCATGCTACCCTTACTAAGGGTACATTTTTTTACCTGTTTTTAAGGAGGAATTTTATGGATAAGTTAAAGGTACTTCTCCAGAAGCTCGGAATTGAGCTTACCGCAGACCAGACCAAGCAGATCACCGAGGTCATTGAAAAGGAATTCGTCCCCGCTGCCGATGTCGCAGCCAATAAGACAAAGCTTGATGAGCTTACCAAGCAGCTTGCCGCCCGCGACAAGGATCTCGCAAAGCTCAAGGCGGATAACAAGTCCGAGGAGCTTCAGAAGCAGCTCGACGAGTTGAACGCAAAGTACAAGCAGGACACCGACGACCTCAACGCTAAGCTGTCCGCGCAGCAGGCGGATTTCGCCGCAGAGAAGCTGTTCGGCGGCTACAAGTTCGCAAGCGACCGCGTCCGCAAGTCCGTCTTGGACGAGTTCAAGGGCAAGGGCTTCAAGCTGGAGAACGGCGAATTCGTCGGCGGCAAGGAGTACCTCGAGGGACTGAAGCAGTCCGAGCCGTCCGTGTTCGCAGCGGAGCAGAAGCCCGGGCTGTTCATGGGCAGCACGCAGAGTACAGAATCCCTTGACGCAAACAATCTTGAAACCCAGGTGTTCAGCGGATTCGGACTTAGCTCAAAGTAATTAAAGGAGGACAAAAATATGGCTTTAAACAATATTGCAGCAGCAGCTCTCTTTCAGAAAGCATGCGATCAGCAGATAATCGAGGGTTCTACCTCCGGTTGGATGGAAGCCAACGCAGGTAACGTAAAGTATACCGGCGGCAGAGATATCAAGATCCCGACCATTTCCACATCTGGTCTTGGCAATTACGACCGTAACTCTGGTTATCCCACAGGCAAGGTTTCTATGACCTATCAGACCAAGACAATGACGCAGGACAGAGGTGTTGAGTTCCTGCTTGATCGTATCGATGTGGATGAGAGCGGATTCGTTGCAACGGCGGCAGCAACTATGAGCGTGTTCCAGTCCGAGCATGTTATCCCGGAGATCGACGCTTACCGCTACAGCACGCTGTACAAGCACATCAATGCCGCTAATCACGCAAGCACTTACACTCCGGACAGATCCACGATTTTAGGCAACCTCAAGGCTGATATCGCGGCTATCCGCGATTCCTGCGGCACAAAGGCTCCGCTGGTCATTATGATGAGCATTCCGGTTTCTGAAATGCTTTCCAACAGTGACGAGTTCAAGCGTGTTGTAAACATGACGAACTTTAAGCAGGGCGAGATCTCGACCGACGTGCTTTCCATCAACGGCATTCCGATCATCGGCGTACCCTCTGAAAGATTTAAGAGCGCATACACTTTCAAGGACGGTACCTCCGAGTTCGGTTTCGAACCTGCGGGCGACGCTAAGGACATGAACTGGATCATCTGTCCGAGAACAGCGCCTATTGCGGTATCTAAGACAGACGGCGTTAAGATCTTTGACCCCAGCCAGACCCAGGGCGCTGACGCATGGAAGATAGAATACCGCAAGTTCCACGACCTGTGGGTGCCTGATAAGGCTCTTGCAGCTATGCGCGTATCGGTGGGCGCATGATCTACGCCGACTACGCCTACTACACCGATATCTACGGCGGCAAGGCGGTAAGTCAGGAGGATTTCCTCCGGCTTGCCGCCGAGGCTTCCGCATATCTCGATCGGGTGACGCTAGGTCGGGCTGAGGAACATTCCGAGGACGACCGGCTCAAGATCTGCTGCTGTGCGCTCTGCGATGTTCTCACAGCTACAGCGGACACCGGTGGCATGGTCAAGCAGTCCGAAAGCGTGGGGAGCTGGTCATATTCGCTTGCGAGCGGCTCAGCGGCAACAGTCGAGGAGCTGATGTACAAGCGGTGTCTGACTTGGCTTCCTGCGGAGTGGATGTACAGAGGGGTGGCTAGGGAATGAGGTTCACAGAAACAGTCACGATCTACAATAAGATCCCGCAGCAGGGGCGCGAACCGGAGAAGTTCCGCCGCACGGTAGTCCACGGAGTATTCTGGGACTACACGACCGGAGCCGCGTTCGGCAAGCTCGGAAAGGACGACAGCGACAGCATTACGGTCATGATTCCGGACTTGCCCGCGCTTGTGTCGGCTGCGGAATGGTTCCGGAGCGGCTGCACCGAAGATAAGTTCACGCTTTCCCCTGGCGACATAATCGCCCGGGGCGAATGTGGCGATATCTCAAGCGCAGCGGAACTTGAACGGCAGCACACCGAAAAATTGATAATCACAGCGGTTCGTGACTGCCGGTTCGGTTCTCCTAGCCTTCGGCACTGGGAGGTATCTGGTGTGTAAAAGGAAGAATAACGGCGTCATTTTTGTGGTTTCCGTCAGGAAATCGGTGACGGCTGTCACCGAAACCAAAATGATGCAGTTTGGCTACAACAGTCAGCAGCTCCGCTGCTGCTCTGTTGTCCAAACCGGGGAAGTAGGTGATTCGATGAAAATTACTACCGAACGAGGGGTATTGTTCACTACCGCCAGTGGCAAGTCTATTCTTCGCTGGAATGGTGGCAAACCGCCAACCGATGATGGATTCAACAAGCTTCAGGTGTTCATCGACAACACAGTCGCCCGGCATATGGATCCATACGTCACTATGCGTACCGGAATGCTGAAGAAATCCGTTATCCTCGGTTCCCGCATGGGCAGCGGCGAGCTGGTGTTCATTGCGCCGTATGCTCATAAGCAGTACTACCGCAACGGCAAGCTCAAGGGAAAGCGCGGTTCGCGGTGGTTCCACCGAATGTGGGCGGCGTTTAAGGACACCATCGTCCGTGAAGTCAAAAATTACGCAAGGAGGCTGATGCCGTGAAATCAGTTATGGACAGCGTTTGCGAATACCTTTCCGGGTGTCCGCTGCTCGACCCGAAACTTCCGGTCTACCTTGATTATGTGGACGATAACGACTGCTACTGTGTGGCTACGGTTCCGAATGCTCCTTTCCGCAAGGATATTCTCGGCAACCGTATATACACGGTGACGTTCCAGTTCGCATATCGCACGGCTATCGGCAGCGATGTGGAACGCGGAAAGAATGTTGAATTTCTGGAGCAGTTCTGCCGCTGGATAGATGAGCAGAATGACCGGCGCAGCTTCCCCGCTCTGGCGAAGAATCAGACCGGACAGAGCCTCAAGGTAATAGAGACCGGCTGTCTTGATGAGACCGCCGAGGACAGGGTAACGGGCGTTTATTTAACGCAGCTACAGTTTATATATAAGGAGAGATGTTAACATGGCAATCACAGGAACAGGCGCTGTAGAGCGCGAATACAGCGTACTGCTGATACAGATCAACGGGATATGGTATCCCATCGGCGAGGACAACGAGAGCATGGAGCGTACCCGCAACAACACGGTCACACAGACAAAGAACGTCCTCGGAAAGACCAAGACTAAGGTTGTAAAAGGCAATCAGGTGACATCAGTTTCACCGTTCCTCGTTGCAAGGGATTCCGCGCTCGGCAAGGAGCTGTATGAGATAGATCGGCTGAACAAGCAGCTTGACGAGGTCAAGTACCGCTTTATGGAGGTCTCTATTTTCGACAGCAAGGGCGACGAAAAGTTCGCGGCATGGACGCAGGAAGCAAAGATCGACCTCAAGAGCTGGGGCGGTTCTGCTGCCGATGGTCTGACAGCTCCGTTCGACATCGTCTGGGAGGGCGACCGCACATACGGTATATATGACCGCGCGGCGAACACATTCACCAGTGACGGCGGTATCGAGGAGCTGACGGTCGTTTCTACCGCAGGCGGCTCCGCGACCAGTACGGTGCTGCTGGTGTCTCCGCAGCTCAGCACCGGTAATCATTATGTGTACAAGGGCGGCGCGTCCGCTCAGACCGTCACTGAGGGGCAGGACGTTACAAGCTGGTCTGCGCTTTCCCCCGGTACCGCTATCACCCTGACCGGGTCACCGGCGACCATCACGGTAGTCGAGGCTGACGCGGCGGGTAAGGCTGTTAAGGCTGGAATCGTTACGGCGGTGTACGGGTCGTAAAGTGACATTTTGAACTTGACATATTTCTTCAAATATGATAAAATGATTACATCACTTTATCATATTTGGAGGGTATGTTTATGAAAAAAATAGTATATATGCTCGCTCTGGCAGCCGTGCTTTCATGCGCTGGATGTTCGAATAACGCGGAAAGCAATGCTGCTGAAGTTCAGGGGACATCATCACAAACCAGCTCACAGCCTGATGTTACATCACAGCCAGAGGAAAGCAGTATTGAAGTCGTGGCTGGTGATTTTGTATTTAAAGTCCCGGAAAGCGCAGAATTGTCTGATAATTCCGAAGATGGGGTAATTCAGTTAAGTTATTTAATCCAGTCGGAAGGCTGTGAGTATTCCTTATCTATACTCTCCACAAGCAAAGAAAATGGGCAAAAACTTCATAACGATTTTGTAAATTATTTAAATAACTATGCTGAGGAGATGGTTGAACTCGCAAAGGCTATTGGAGCGACTGGTGATGTAGAATTTCCTGACCATAGTATGGAAAAGGAGAATGTTGACAATATCGGCGGTGAAGCAGTATCGCTTGGAACGAAGTGGGAATTCAAATCAGAATCATACTGTTTCATAGCGCTTTCGTGCTTTGTCAACGATAAATATTACACTCTGGAATACCACGCTGAAAGCCAGTCATATGACCCTGCAATCTGGGATGATTTCCTAAACAACATAAGACCGTTATAATACTGAGCCGCCCTTCGGGGCGGTTTTTTTGGAGAAAAAACATGAACACAATGAAATACACAGTAACTCCCGAATCCCCGGTTGATATCGAAATATCCGCCAACGGCGAAACACATCATATCAGCTTTTACCCGACAGACCTTGCTGTTCGTGAACGGTTCTACCAGACCTACGAAAACCTGAAGAACTACAAGCCCAAGGAGTTCAAGGTCGTAGTCGATAAGAACGGCGTATCAAATGCCGAGCTGGAGAACGCCAAGGAGCTGCGTCGCTTTACCGAGTTCCTCGGCGAACAGGTGGACGCTATCTACGGCGAGGGAACAGCGAAGATCCTCACATGCGGGCGCTGCGAGCCTGCGGAGCTTATCCGTTTCATCTGCGAAACTGCTAAGTACTTCACCCAGACCTCCGACCAGCTCATCAGGCACTACACCGAAGCGATTCAGGGCGGTGTCATGAAGTGAATTATCTGCTTGAACAAATGCCGCAGGCAGTCCTGATCGACGGCGAAGCGGTACCTATAAATACAGATTTCCGGATTTGCCTGTGTATCATTCAGGCGCTGGAGGACGAACGGCTCATGGAACATGAAAAGCTTACCGTGCTGATCACGCTCCTCTATCCGGATCCACCGAAAAATACAGCCCTTGCAATTAAGCAGGGGCTGAAATTTTTAAATCTCGGCGAACCTGTTGACAGCAGCAAGGCTCGTCAGCAGATAGTGTACAACCTTAATAAAGATTCAGCGTACATTTACACGGCGTTTAAAAGCACTTTCAACATAGATTTAAACACCGTTGAAAATCTTCATTACTGGAAGTTCCGCAGTCTTTTTGCCGACCTCGGCAGGGACTGCTTTTTTAATACACTCATAAGTCTGCGTTCACGGCAGCGTTCCGGGAAACTTTCGGACAGCGAAAAGAAATTCGTCCGGAAGAACCCGGAGATTATGTCCCTGACTGAGCATAAGCACAGCAGCGCCGTGCAGGACTTTATCTCGAAGATAGGAAGGAGAGGATAGCATGTCACAGGCTGACGGATATGTCCGTATCGTCACACAGAACGATGTTTCTGAAGCGCAGCGCTCCACCGAGCAGCTCGGGGACACGATACATGATGCACTGGACACGACACCTGCGAACAACATGACGCAGGCTGTAAATGCCGTACGGAATGCAACTGAACAGCTTGGCGGTTCGGTTCAGAACTCCATGGATACCGCTCCGGCTGACAACATGACCGGCGCGATTGGCGGTCTTGAGGACGGTATTTCCAACACAGGCGAGGCTGCGCTCAAGACCGGTGACATCATCAAGGCTAATCTGGTTTCGGAAGCGGTTACGCAGGGTATTCAGAAATTGGGAGATGTCCTGAAAAGTTCTGCTTCCCGAACAATTGAGATCGCAGATGGTCTGGACAGCTCGGTAAATAAAATCGCCGCTGCAACAAATGCCAGCGCAGAGGAAGTGAATAAGCTGCGTTCTATTGTTGAACAGATCTACGGCGATAATTTCGGCGAGGGGTTCGAGGATATCGCAGACAGCATATCAAAAATCAAGCAGAATCTCGGCGAACTTGACGACAAGGAACTTGTAAAGGTCACTGAAAGCGCCTATGCCCTCAAGGACGTGTTTGATTACGACATTGCAGAGAGTTCCCGCGCGGTCAAGGCTATGATGGAAAACTTCGGAGTGTCTGCTTCCGAAGCCTATGACTATATCGCCCGCGGCGCTCAGAATGGACTTGATTACTCCGGCGAACTGCTGGATAATATCTCGGAGTATTCCGTGCAGTTCAAGAAGATGGGACTTTCCGCAAGCGATATGTTCACGATTTTTTCCAATGGTGCCGAGAATGGCGCGTGGAATCTGGATAAGATTGGCGACTCAGTCAAAGAAATGGCTATCCGCGTTATCGACGGCTCGGACACCAGCAAACAGGGCTTTGAAGCGCTTGGCTTCGAGGCTGACAGCATGGCGGAAAAATTCGCCGCAGGCGGAGTCTCCGCAAGGGTAGCTTTTCAGGAGGTCATAGCCGCCCTCGCCGAGATGAACGATCCCATCGCGCAGAACACAGCCGGCATAAACCTCATGGGCACCATGTGGGAGGACATGGGCGCGGAAGCAGTTCTGGCGCTGGGAGATATCTCTGACAGCGCATTTGACTGTGCCGGCGCGATGGACGCGATAAAGGACGTAAATTATAACAGCTTATCCAACTCGCTCGAAAATGTTCAGAGACAAATTGACCTGCTTATCCAACCCATCGGCGAAAGCCTGATACCGGTGCTGGACGAAGCCGCAGATTCGGTAGCAGAGATAGCACAAAAAGGCGACCTCAAGGAGATAGCGGTCAATGTCGGCAGCTTTATTTCCGGCACGCTGACGTTGCTGCTCAAAAACATCAACCTTATAGCCTCGGCAGTCACCGGTGTTACTGCTGCGGTTATTGCTTTCAAGACCGCGAATGTGCTGACAAAAGTGATTGCAAGCTGGCAGACCGCCGCTTTACAGGTCACTCTGCTCGGAAATGCACAGGGAGCGGCTGCAATAAAGAGCGCGGCGCTGAAAGGCGAGCTTACGGCGCAGGAGATAGTCTACGCCGTACTTAGTGGCAAACTTGATGTTGCCACAGCAAAGCAGATTGCCCTCAATACAGCTATGAATATGAACCCCGCAGGTATTATTGCCGTTGCGGTAGGGTTGCTTGCAACTGCCCTTACAGGTTTCGCAATCAGCGCCGGAACAGCGGAATCCGCAGCCAAAGAGCTGAATGACGCTATTGACCAGATGCATGATTCTGTTGAAAGCTCTATCGCCGATAATGAGGCAGAAATGTCCGTGCTGAAGGATAAGGTCAAGAGATATGACGAACTCCGCACTGCCGTAAGTCTGACAACCGACGAGCAGAAGGAACTCTCAACTCTGGCGCAGGAGCTTCAGGGCGTTCTCGGCGATGAGGTCATTGTCGTAGACCAGCTCACAGGAAAGTACAATGACCTGACGGACGCGGTCGATACCTATATTCAGAAAAAGACTGCTTCTGTGAAGCTATCATCATATGAGCAAGCGGCGACGGAAGCATATAATATTAAGCGTAATGCGGAGAATAAGCTAAAAGAACTTAATGAAAAATATGGCGGACTTAACTCTGATGACTACTTCGCTAAAATCAAAGCGGCAGCTAATGTATTTCCTGATTACGGGAACACTTTGGCGGCAGGACAACAGTTTGAGGCGGACGTTAAAGCTGCACAAAAAGCAATAGAGGACGCAGACAAAACAATAGCAGAATGGCAGGCATTAGCTTCTGAATCCTACAAGGACGGCATCACCGCATCGGGCACGCTTCTTTCTAATACTACCAGCAAGCTCAAGTTAGGCTCTGCGACTATTGCTGCAGAGGAGCAGAAAAAAGGACTTAAGGCACAGCGGGAATTTCTAAATAAACGCTACGGCGACGGTGCCGCCGATGTCGATTGGAACGATTTTGATTCCGTCAGAGCGTTTTATAAATATCGGCTTGACATGGATTACGACACAGAAGCTGATTATTACGCCAAGCTTACGGAGCTTCGGGACAAGTTTCTTGAACCTAATTCGGAGAAATGGCGGTCTGTCAATGTTGAGATAAAAAACTACTACGACAACTTATCTGCTGAACAGAAAAAAGCCTTTGACGAACAGCTCGCCGCGCAAAATAAAGCAGATGAAGAAGCCAAAAAAGCCGCGGAACAGGCAGCCGCCGAAGCCATTGCCGCCCGGAAAGCGGCATACTCCGAAGAAAAATCCCAACTTGAATTTAAGCTGAAAACCAACCATATCACGGAGAAAAAATACTATTCCGAACTTGCTAAGCTCCGGGACAAGTACCTCGACAAAAACTCCGCCGAATGGCGCAGCGCTTTCCTAGAGACCTACGAGTATAATCAGAAGATAGTTCAGGCGAACAAGGACGCTCTGGAAAAGCTTCTGAACGATACCAGTGACACTACCCTGTCCGCGCTGGAGAAGATAGTTTCCGCCCGGGACAGCCTGACGGCTAAGCTTACGGACTTCAACAAAACGTTCGAAAAAGTCACCGAAACCATTCCGGAAACGGTGGCGGTCAAGGGTGATTTCACTATCACCACTGCCGAGCATGATGTCGAGACCTACAAAATGGGCGCTGACAGCATTGAGGATAACGTCAAGGTTCTTGAGGAATACGGCGCAATGCTGGACGCTCTCAAGGCGCGCGGCGCTGATGAAAGCACGCTCAGCTCCATACTGAACATGGATATTGAGGAAGGCATGGAGTTCGGCTCTAAGCTGCTCAATATGTCGGATCAGGCATGGAATAGCTATTTCGACAGCCTTGAGCGGCTCCACAAGACAGCCGCAGAAATATCCGCGAAATACTATCAGAACGAGGTCAACAGCCTCAAGGAGAACTTTGTGGACAAGCTCCGCAGCGCGTTTGACGGCATGACCAGCGACATGTATCAGGTCGGATTCGACACCGCAAAAGCGTTCGTCGAGGGCTGGAACAAGCAGCTCGGAACCGAGGATCTAACCCTCGGAGATATCGCTGCCGCGGTGAGCGGCGGAACGCTGTCCACTGCTCCTGTCGCCGCCCAGAGCATGAGCGCAGCCGGAACCGTACTGAGCGGCGCGACAAAGCTGATGTCCCAGATCGTGAATGTGCCGGTTTATATCGGTACGCAGAAGCTTGCGGACGTCATGGTAGATGTCACGAATGGCAAGATAATTCAAACCGGCAAAAATGTGCTTATGACTTGAGAGGTGATATTTTATGATGTGGTGGAACGGAGAACCGCTGCCGACACCATCCCCGGGGATATCCTTTGAGGAGCGTATCGTTGAGGGAACCAACAGTGGGCAGACCCTCGGCGGTTCCTACTCCAAGAAGATAATTGCCCGGAAAGAGGACGTCCGTGTAACGTGGGAGGGGCTGACCGCCGAGGAAAGCGCCGCAATCGGCAAAATCGACGCCAGCACTTACGGAAAGCTGACGTACTACAGCCCGTCGAAAGGCAAATTTCTGACGAAAACAATGCATGTCGAAAGCCATACGCAGGACATCAACGAAGCGGATATCCAGCTTGGGAAGTTCCATGGAGATATCAGCGTAACTGTGCAGTTCCGCGAAAAGTAAGGAGGCTTAAAGGTGTTTTTAATTACCTTTTCAAAAGCCGGTCAGGAGGATATCGTTCTGACCGAGGACGACCTGTTCGACTTTCAGTACGAGGCGAGCTGCTACTCCGGCGAGACCTTTGAACTTGGCGGCGTGAATGCGAAAACGCTGTACCTGCTCATTGATAACAATACGCAGCGTTTCTCCCGGGGCACATTCGCGAACTGCCGCGTAAAGCTTGAGATAGACGGGAAATTTTTCGGCTACTACAATACGGAGCTTCCGAAGCGCCGGAACGGCGTGATAGAGCTTACCGCATACGACGATATGGTGAAGCTGGACACCGAGTTCCCGACCGATTACACGTTTCCGCAGACGTTCTGGGCTGTGTATGCTCAGTGCGTATTTGAAGCCGGGCTTGCTTCCGAGGTGTCGTTCGACAACGTTGTCCTTAACGGTGCATGGGACAACGGCATTATTTCCGCTGATTACACGCAATATATCTACGCTAATTCCTGCCGCAATCTGGTGGCGGGAATGGCAGAGTGGAACGGCGGTTATGCACATATCAACGATGATGGGAAGCTCCAGATAGACAAGTTTTCCAAGATTGTGAGCCGGGAATACCGCTCCGGCGACCTGATGGAGCTTGACTACAGCGACGAAACCGTAACGTTCTCAAAGGTAAAGACCTCGCAGAAGAACAAGACCTATGAGATGGGAACGGACGATGGGTATACGCTTGTTCTTAATAATCAGTATATCGGCTATGGGCTTGATGATACGTCGTTCGAAACGGCGCTGGAGCAGATATACAACTACTACAAGGGCTTCGACCTTACGCCGATGTCGTTCACGCTTGCCGAGCCTGATTTTGACCTGCGTATCGGCGACAGAGTTAAGGTTTATGATGAGGAGGAGCAGGTAACTGTTGTCGGGAATGTTTCCAAAATCGTGATATCCGGCAACTGCTCTATGACTGTTATCTGCGGCGGGTTTGAGAACGTGTCCAGCCACAGTAATTTTACTCCGACTTCTTACAGTCAGGTTCAGCAGGCTAGTCAGGACGCGAAAGGTGATAGGACAGCAGAAAAGCTTGTGTCCCCGACCCAAACCTCGTATGCCGCGGTGCAGGACGGACGAGGGTTGTGTATGTTTCAGAACGGCGAATGGTGGGCGTTTCTTCAGCGCGCTAGTAATGGCTTTATGCTGAGCGGGACTAACGCGTCGCATCTGACTATTTCATCAGACTACCCCAAGCAGCTTGTAGAGCTTAGTTCCGGTAGCAACATGATTATTCTCGATAACCAAGGTGAAAAAAGCATAATGATTGAGGTGGATAATACTACACGACTGTGGGTCTACCAAAGGGGCAAGTTTTATCTTAGACCATCCGGACTTTCTTTCGTTAACAGCAAAAACATTACGTATAGATTTGAAGCAACAAACGAAGGATGGGCTATATACAGCACGACCGATGATACAGGCAGAAAGCTTGAGGCAAAGGCAGATGGGCTTTATTACAACGGCAAAAAGGTACTTTTGGAGGGATAAATCATGACATCAAAAACAATCGTCCTCACCGGCGAGGAAATCAGGGCAGATTACAGCGGCGGGACGAACGCCTGGCTCAGGAACGACGGCACTGCAACGGTGTACGCGTCCACTGCTCCCGCCGTAACGCCCGGAGCTGACGGAGTAGTCAGCATTCCGGCGGGACAGGCAGCGGCGATATACGGAGCCTGCGGAGGGGTGTACCTGCTCGGGACTGGCTCGGTTCAGCTTGTAGGCTCGGACTACACCGCATGCCCTTTTAAGACGTCAGCACAGGGCGGCGGCTCGGGTGCTGACAGCGTAGCCAGAGCCGCCATAGAAGCGCACGCGGGCAACGCGGATATCCACGTTACTGCGGCGGAGAAATCTGCCTGGGACGGGCTGAGCAATCCGAATCTGCTCATCAATCCGGATTTCCGGGTAAATCAGCGAGGACAGAACGAGTATTCCACCGGCTACACGGTCGACAGATGGTATTCTCCCGGGAAGTGCAGCGCAGCGCCGATTTCCGGCGGTGTGAAGCTCACCTCTACGGTAACAGCGTCGTCAACAACCCACGCTTTTTGGCAGAATTTTGAGTTCCCGCTTCCACCGGGAAAATACACGCTATCTCTCAAGGCAGCGGACGTCACCGGAGTATGGGCCGCGCGTATCCGCACTGTGACCGCAGCCGGGGACTACGTTGACAGCTACTATACTCCCAGGCTTCAGGCTGGAATAAACAGTGTGACGGTAGATCTTTCTGACAGCGAGTACATATCCGCAGTCTCCATCGGGTTCAACAAGGGCACCGAAGCCGGGAACTCCCTGAAGCTCGCATGGGCGAAGCTGGAGGGCGGTTCACTGGCGACGCCGTTCGTGCCGCCCGACTACGCTGCGGAGCTTGCAAAGTGCCAGAGATTCTACCAGGTCAGAACCACAAACGACATCGACCCGCTGGACATGCGCCCCAGCATGAGAACCATAACGGACATCAAGGCAGTAGAAGGAGGATACGCATATGTCGCAGAATTATGATGAAATCATCGAACCGCGCGAAAATGACGAGCAGCGTGCTGCTCGGGAAAATCGGCTCAGAGCCGCCAAGATATCCCGGAGATTTTCCGAAATCGACCGGGCAAGAATACGCCCGCTCGCGGCAATAGTCGCAGGCGTCGGCACTGCCGAGGACAAGAGCAGGCTCAAGGAGCTTGAGGAAGAAGCGGCACAGCTCCGTGCGGTGCTCGCAGATATGGAGGATAAAGATGAAAATAATTGATAAGCTCATTCCTATTAATAAGTATAACCGCCCAGGAAGCAAGTCAACTCCGAAGCGCATATGTGTGCATTATACCGGACAGGCTGGAACTGATGCGGACAGGTTGGCGCTGTTTTATTCGAATGTCGCAACGGGAAGATTTCCTAATAAGCCGAACAACTGGACGAGCACGCAGTACATAGTCGGACTGAACGGCAAGGTAATCCGTGTTGTTCCCGATAACGAGACAGCCTATGCCGCAAGTGGCAAAAACGCCGGAACGCTGCATATCGAGGTCTGCTATTCAAAGGCAAGCGGAGAATTTGAAACAGCGTCTATGTCGGCTCTGCGCGAACTGGTACAGTACCTTATGAAGAAGTACAATATCTCGGCTGGAAATGTCCTGCGGCACTATGACCTGACAGGTAAATACTGCCCGTGGTACTATGTTGATGAGAACCGCTGGGCTGTTCTGCATGAATATATAACGTCCGCTGCTGTCGATCAGAAGAATCTGTACCGTGTTCAGGTCGGAGCGTTCAGCAGCAGGGAGAATGCCGAGCAGTATATGAATAAGGTAAAAGCCGCAGGGTTCGGCGCTTTTATTGTGGAGGTGGATAATAATGCTTAACAAGCTGGCTAAGCTTATAAACGTTAAATCTATCGTTACGCTGGTACTTACCGGCGTATTTTCTTA